CAGCGCTTGCGGTGGCCGCGTCGCGCCAGATCACTGCCACCGTCTCGGCGGCCACCTCGCGGCTTTTGATCAGCTCCGCATCGCGCAGCTTCTTGGCCTCGGACAGGCGCTTGGAATTCGCCATCTCCTCGGGGATGCTGAGCTTACGGCCCACGTCTGCGCGAAACGGTCTCTCGATGCCAGCTCTCCAGCAGCCGAAGTGTCCCGCCGGTACGCCGTCCGAAAAGCCCACGTAGAAACCGGGCTTGTCAAAGCCGGGCTTGCCCTTGGTGCCGCTGTTGAATCGGTGAATCCTGCCGTCGAATATAATTTTCTCAGGCGGCGTGATGCCCGCTGCCAGCATGGCGCTTGCCATCTGCAACTCTGGCGGCTCGGTCATGATAAAGCCGTTGGGCTGCGGTGGCGTCCACGGACCGCCGAAGATGTCAGTAAGATCGGCCATTGTCCGCCCCCGCCTGCGCGCTCTTTGTGGCGCCTTGTGCCGGGGTGCGCAGGTACGTGCTCAGCCGGTTCAGTGTGTCGTAGGAGGGGTTGAGTTGTTCGCCGCGCTTAATGGCAATAACCGTGTTGTAGTGAAGCCCCGTGGCCTGTGCGATGGCCGTCAGTCGCCGGTCCTGTAAGGCCAGCCTGATCTCGTCAATTGTCATCATAATTATGTTCCACTGTCATTTTCTAAACTCTTGGGTGTTGACAATATAAATGAACCTCACTACGATGTAAACACGCTTGCAACCGGATTGGCCGAACGCAGGTGAGGAGAAACCACATGGCAATACAATTAAAAAACACGCTCGACGTGTCGTCGAACGGTATCAAGGTGCTGGTCTACGGGCATGCTGGGGCTGGCAAAACCACGCTAGGCGCGACAATGCCGGTGCCCATCATTATATCTGCAGAGGGCGGCCTGTTGTCCATTAAGGACGCTGGACTGGACTACATCGAGGTCAACTCAATGCAGAGCCTCATGGAGGCGTTTGAGTATGTCTCCGGTCCTGACGGCGAGAAGTACCAGTCCGTTGTGCTCGACAGCATCAGCGAGATCGCAGAGGTCGTGCTGGTTCACGAGAAGGCGGTTAACAAAGACGGGCGCGCCGCTTATGGCGAGATGGCGGTCCAGATGACGTCCATTGTGAGATCCTTCCGGGATCTCGGCGGGAAGCATGTACTCATGACCGCCAAAGTGGAAAAGGCGCAGGACGAGTCTGGCCGCATCCTTTACAGCCCATCAATGCCGGGCAACAAAGTTGGTCAGTCGCTGCCTTACTTTTTCGATGAAGTGCTGGCGCTGCGGGTTGAAAAGGATGCCGACGGGAAGGCGCAGCGCGCTCTGATGTGCGACTCCGACGGCATATGGCTGGCAAAGGATCGAAGCGGCAAGCTCGACGCGTGGGAAGCACCTGACATGGGCGCCATCATAGAGAAGATGTCAGCATGAACCGAAACCCTGAAAAGACTTTTGAACTGCACGAGCTCAGCCAGCAATGGCTTGAGGCAAAGTCAGCTGAGCAGGCGGCTCAGGATAAGCGCCGTCAAATTGAAGACGCCATGTCCGCCATCATCAAATTGCCAGAGGATTTTGAGGGCACAAAAAACACTGATGCGGGATTTTACAAGATCTCTACGGTGGGTCGCATCAACTACAAGATTGATGCAGCAAAGCTGCAGGAAGTTGCTGCAGAGCATGGCTTGTCAGAGTATTTGGGCAGCCTGTTTCGCTGGAAGCCAGAGATCAGTGCAAAGCATTGGAAATCAGCAGAGGCCAGCATCACCAAGCCTCTGCTCGAAGCAATAACCACAACGCCGGGGAGACCCAGCTTTTCAATATCAATGAAAGAGGAGAAGTAACATGGCACTACTGAACGAAGTTTTTGAAGTTTCTGAAGTACCTCAAGGCAGCAGCGGTGATTACTCGCCGCTGCCAGATGGCTGGTATTCGGGACACATTGCAAAGGCTGAGCTTTGCACCACAAAGGCCGGAACCGGGCACTATATAAAGGTTCGCTACGACATCACCGGGCCAACGCATCAAGGGCGCGTTGTGTTTGGAAACTTCAATGTCCACAACCCCAACGTCAAGGCCGAGGAGATTGGGCGCCAGCAGCTGGCTGATCTTTGCCGCGCGATTGGACTGGCCCGTGTGACTGACACGGATCAGCTGGTTGGGCACAACTGTCAGATTAAGCTGGCAACTCGCCAGCAAGATGGCTATGAGCCATCCAATGAAATAAAGGGGTGGAAAGCAATCGAGGGTGGAACATTGCCACGGCCTGCTTTGCCGCCAACTCCTGCCCCGGCGCAGCGTCCTGCGTCGAGCTCAACTGGCTCACCGCCTTGGGCTAAAAAGTAATAACAACAAAGGAGGGGGCGGGCAACCGCCCCAAGATTACGATGACAGCAATTCCCGAACCCGTGACGTCACTGATTAACTTAATTGACGCATCACACGAAGAAAGGCAAGAGCGCCCAAGGGGCCACATGGGGTGCTCAATGCTCGGAGAGCCCTGCGAGCGAAAGCTTTGGCTGGCGTTTCGCTGGGCCGTTATCGAGCCGTTTCCCGGTCGCATCTTGCGACTGTTCCGTCGCGGCCAGCTGGAGGAGGATCTTATCGTATCCGACCTCCGAGCGGCTGGTTGCCATGTAACAGATACCGGGGAAAAGCAGAGCCGGGTAGATTTTGGCTGCCACGTGTCCGGCAGTATTGATGGCGTAATCAAATCAGGTGTGCCAGAGGCACCTAAGAAAAAGCATATTCTTGAGGCTAAGACACACAGCCTGAAGTCCTTTAATGATCTCACTGCCAAGGGGGTTGAACTCTCCAAGCCGCTGCATTGGGCTCAGATGCAGGTCTACATGTTAGGTGCGAAGGTGGACCGGGCGCTGTACTACGCCGTCTGCAAAGACGATGACCGCATCTATACCGAGCGTGTCAGGCTGTGCGAGGAAAGTGCAACTGCGTTCGTGGCAAGGGGCCAGCGCATTGCGTTGACTGAGCGCATGCCAGAGCCGATAACGGGCGCGTCAGCGTCTTGGTACATGTGCAAGTTCTGCCCAGCGTACAGCTTCTGCCACCAGACCCAGACAACAAATCAGGCCAACTGCCGAACCTGCGCTCACTCCACACCAAAAGACGACAGCACTTGGCACTGCGCGCGGTGGGACACAACTATCCCCACGGATGCGCAGCACGACGGCTGCACGAGCCATGTGATCCATCCGGATCTGGTGCCGTGGAGGATGGCAGGAGGATCTGGAGACTGGTCGGCCATCTATGAGATTGACGGGAAGCAAGTGGTTAACGGTGAGGACGGTTATCACAGCACAGAGCTACTGTCTAACTTGAGCCTGTGTCTGTCTGATGATCCTGTGCTGGCGGATCTAAGAAAAAACTTTGATGGGAGGGTGACGGGATGACTGAGCTGCGGGAGTATCAACAGCGAGCGATCAATCAGCTTTACCAATGGTTTGACGACGGCGGCACCGGCAATCCCTGCATGGTGCTGCCAACTGGGTCAGGCAAGAGTCATATCGTTGCAGCCTTGTGCAAGGACGTGCTCCAGAGCTGGCCTGAGACTCGCGTGTTGATGCTGACGCATGTGCGCGAGCTGATTGTCCAGAACGCCGAAAAGATGCTGCAGCACTGGCCGGGTGCGCCGCTGGGTATCTGTTCGTCCGGGCTACGTAAAAACACCCTGACTGAGCCTATCACTTTTGCTGGCATTCAGTCCGTGAGAAATAAGGCTAAGCAGATTGGGCACGTGGACCTGATTATTGTGGACGAGTGCCACCTCATCGGGCACGAAGATGCCGGTGGGTACAGAAAGTTAATTGGCGCGCTGTTGGCTGTAAATCCAGCCCTGCGCGTCATCGGACTAACTGCCACCCCGTACCGGCTTGGTCACGGAATGATCACTGACAAGCCCGCGCTTTTTGATGCGTTGCTTGAGCCCGTAACAATTCAGGAGTTGATCCACAAGGGGTATTTGATGCCCCTTAGATCGAAAGTTACAAAGGAAAAGCTTAGTACGGAGGGCATTAAAAAACGAGCCGGCGACTACGTTGAGAGCGAAATGCAGGCGGCTTTTGACACGGAAAAGCACAACATGGCCGTTGTTGATGAAGTCATAAGCTTGGCGGGAGACCGCAAGGCGTGGTTGTTTTTTTGCGCTGGTGTGAACCATGCTCAGCACATTGCAGACGAACTCAATGATCGTGGGATTGTTGCTGCATGCCTGACGGGTGACACCTCAGAGGCTGAGCGCGACCAAATCATAGAGGACTTTAAATCAGGGGCCATCCGCGCGCTGACAAACGTCAACGTGCTGACAACCGGCTTTGATTACCCGGACATCGATTTGATTGCAATGCTGCGCGCCACCATGTCGCCCGTGCTGTACGTGCAGATGGCTGGACGTGGACTGCGACCCAAAAGCCACACCGATCATTGCCTCGTGCTGGATTTTGCTGGTGTGGTCGAGACTCACGGACCGATCACTGCGGTGGTGCCGCCGAATAAAAAGAAGCCGGGTGATGGCGAGGCGCCAGTTAAAACATGCCCCGCCTGCAATGAGCTCGTGCACATATCAGCGACCACCTGCCCAGCTTGCGGTGCCCCGTTCCCTCCGCCGGTTAGGCCAAAGCTGGAGCTGCGTGATGTGGATATAATGGGCTTCAAGCCGACTGAGCTTGTTGTGACCAGCTGGCGCTGGCGTCAGCATGTTAGCCGAACCTCTGGCAAGCTGATGATTGCCGTTGACTATTACGGCGCCCTGTCCGACCCGGTTGTCACTGACTACTATCCATTGTCGCACGAGGGATATGCTGGCGCGGCAGCAGCTCAGCGCCTTGCTGTTATTGCCAATCATGCCGGCGCTGTTGACGCGATGCAGCATGATGACATGGGCGCTATCTGTGTTGCTATGCAGAGAGGCCGGAAACCGTCACATGTGCACTACAAGAAAGACGGAAAGTTTTATCGGATTTTGAGCCTAGACTTTGATGTGATTGAAGATTAATACAATGGAGACTATTTATGTATCGCCAACCAACAGTGGTCACGGAATATTATAAACGCAGGCCGCCGAGGTGTTGTTTTACATGTGAATATTTTTTAATTTTTAGCGCCACCTGTACAAAGTTTGATCAGGTGGTACCAGAGAGTTTTGCAAGGGAGATGGACAAATGCCCAGAGTGGGTGGAGTTGCGAGTGCCATTTTAAGGCGCGTCGTCAAAAAAAGTAAAAAGAGTTCGGCGGTGAAGGTGGGCGTAAGGCCGCCCACAGATAGGATGCCGACCGAACACGAGGAGCAGCGAGAGTTTGTCAGGTGGTTTCGACAGAGCTTTCCGAATGTTCGCATATTTGCTATCCCAAACGGCGGCGCCAGATCACAGCGAGAAGGTGGCCGGTTTAAACTTGAGGGAGTATCTCCCGGCGTACCAGATCTTTTTGTGCCAGCGTGGCTGGTGTGGATAGAGTTTAAACGGCAAAAGGGTGGCAGCGTCTCTGCCGAGCAACGAGACTGGATGAGTTATTTAGAGAGCGTTGGTCATCGGACGTTTGTTGCCAAAGGCGCTGAAGCTGGCAAAAATTATATCATAGCAGTGAAAGGAGAATTTTCGTGACAAAAGAACGATCCATGAAAAAGATTTTTAATAAATCGCCAATTAAAATTAAAAAACTGGCAGAAAGGCTTAACACGCCGGTAAAGCCGCTGGCAGAGCAGACCAGAACCGTCACGCCACAACACTGGAAATTCATTCAGGAACTCTGTGACGGCGACGGGAAAAAAACCTTGGTACAGGCGGCTCTCGCTGCCGGCTATGCTGAATCGAGCGCCGCCGAAATGTCTTATCGACTGACAGATCCTCGGCAAAGTCCTCACGTTGTTGCGGCGATCCAGCGCTACCGGCAAGACCTTGCGGAAAAATACGGCACGACATTCGAGCGGCACATGCGCGACATGCAGGACATTCGGGATCGCGCTCTTGAGGCCGGCAACTACAGCGCAGCTGTGCAAGCGGAGTACCGACGTGGTCAGGCACTGGGTACGATCTACGTCGAGCGCAAGGAAATCCGCCACGGCACCATCGACACCATGAGCGCGGAAGAGGTGCGAAAGAAGTTGATGGAGATCAAGGCCATGTACGGAGACCCTGCAAGGATCATTGACGTGACGCCAGCAGTAGAGGCGCTGATCGAAGAGGATGCAGAGTACGTGGATGATGATGACGAAGAGCCAGAAGAAGAGGAGGAGCCAGAAGAAGACGAGGGGTCCTTGATGATAAAGAAGATGCGGGAGGAGCAAATTAGGATGGCCGCAGTGAGCCGAGCAAAGATGAAGAATAGGAACTTACCATGACAACTGAGGCGAAAAAACCGCGCAAGAAGCACGCAGCACATAAACGCTCGGGGCCAAAGCTCGGAGTGAATTTTGTGAAGAAGCACATGACAGCTGTAGCTACAAGACCGGATCACTACTACATGCTACGGGAGATGGCTGACTACTACGACGCCCCGCTGACAAAAATCGTCGGCGCGATGATCGTCAGGGAGTACTGCAGGATACTGTCAGAGTCGGACCCAGATCGAGCATCAAAGCTGAAGGAGACTTATGAGAAAAACGAAGAGCACTCTCAGTACATCATTAGACTTGCCGATTGAGATCACATACACGGTGCTGCCGGCGGAGCATGGTATCCCGGAGCAGGCGGACATCACCAGCGTGACTATCGATGTAAAGGGCTCCAGTGGCAAGCGCCGGCAGATAGAGCTCTTGTCCAGCCTGACCGAGTCTGAGGTACTGCTGC